TAATAGATGAGTACCAATATGGAGATGATGATGAAGAGTTAGTTGCCCAGGATGAAAAAGATTTTTATGTGTATTTAAAAGACAAGATACAGGGTATATTCCCATATAAAAAATTTATACTTGAATTCCACCATGATTTGTAATAAATGTAAAAAAGATGTAATGGCTACTATACATGATCTATGTATTGAGTGCCATGATGATATTCCTCGCGACCCAATAGTAGAAAGCGTGATTGCTAAGTATCAGAAAAGGTCAGCAGAAGGTATGATCAAGTACGGAGTAACAATGATGAGAGATGATCTAAGTAGCTTGCAATGGCTCAATCATTTACAAGAAGAGCTTATGGATGCGACTTTATATCTTGAACGCCTTAGAGTAAAATTACAAGCAAATGAATCTTAGAGATTACCAAATAGAGATCAGTGATCGAGCAGCTAAGTTGCTCAAGTATCATAAGATAGCATATCTCGCTATGGAAGTGAGGACTGGCAAGACTTTGACGGCATTGGCATCGGCTTATAAGTTCGGCGCACAGAAAGTACTCTTTTGTACAAAGAAAAAAGCCATTGATGATATTATAGAGCAAGCAAAAAAGATGGGTTATGATATGGAGATTTACATAACCAACTTTGAGCAGCTGCATAAGGTAGAGTACGGATGGGACGTTGTGATTGTAGATGAGGCGCATGGACTCGGTGCTTTTCCTAGGCCTAGCAAAAGAGCTAAAGAACTAAAAAGGATTTGTGCGGCTACGCCTATTATCTTTTTGAGTGGTACGCCAACACCAGAGTCGTATTCACAGATTTATCACCAGCTATACATATCTAGTTACTCGGTATATAAAAAGTATAAGACCTTTTACCAGTGGGCGAATGACTATGTGATCGTGCAAAAGAAATATGTATTTAACCGAGCAATTAATGATTACACTTACGCATACGAAGAAAAAATTATGGAAGATATAAAGCCAATTATGATCACATTCACCCAAGCCCAGGCTGGATTTGAGGGATTGATAGAAGAGAACATTTTATACGTGAAAATGGAAGATAGCACGTATAAGCTAGCTGAAAAGATACGTAGAGATAAAATGGTAACCAATAAGGACGGCGAGACTGTCATGGGAGATACGGCAGTGAAACTTATGAATAAGCTACATCAGATTTATAGCGGATCAGTAATTGTAGATGAGCCAAAGCGAGTTGCAAAGGCATTTGATTATACCAAAGCTGAGTTTATAAAAGAAAAATTTGCGGGTAAAAAGATCGCTATATTTTATAAGTTTCAAGCGGAGTATGCGGCACTTCTTTGGGTGTTTGGCAGTAGGATAGAGATAGACGCTGCGGCATTTAACAAGGCGGGTAATGACGCCGTATTCGTATCGCAAATAGTGAGCGGGCGAGAGGGGCTCAATCTAAGTTCGGCCGATGCGCTTATATTTTACAATATCGACTTTTCGGCTACGAGTTATTGGCAGAGTAGAGCAAGGATTCAGACAAAAGACCGTACTGAGTCGGCTCAGATTTATTGGATATTTAGCTACAATGGAATAGAGGATAAGATATATAAGGCCGTTATGGATAAGAAGGATTATACGCTCAATCACTTTAAAAAGGACTATTTATGAAACAACAAACAGCACTTGAATGGTTTATGTACAAAGTAGATGAATGTGAAAACACAGATGATTTTTTGGATGCATACAACAAAGCAAAAGAAATGGAGAAAGAACAGATAATAAACGCTCATGGAAATCAATACAGAGGAGGTTTTAGAAGTAATGGTGATTTCTTTGAACAAAAAGTAACTGGCGAACAATACTACAACGAAACATATAACCAAAAATGAAAATTATGCTTGCAATATTAAAAATCTTTCTATGGTTAGCCTATTGGCTATTCTTTTGTGTACCTTTTACACTATGTTTTATGATAAGTCTTACGATAACCTATTTAATTAAAAAATTATATTATGACACAAAAAATTATCTCGACTCTATTCACTATTGAGTGTGAGCATTTACATTATGCCTTGGGTTTGCCGCATACAACCGAAATAGACTGGTGGCACCAAAAGACAGACAACAAAATTCACTGGAGCGTAGAAATATTTTTTTCTAGTGAAGGCATAAGCTATATTCGTGGTTTGGCTGAAGAAGTTACGGCTATCATTACATTTCGAATCCACGAAGATGATTTGCGTGCAAAAGACATTGTAAGGCTAGGTGAGGAAAACCAGCTTTTCAAGACGGGATTTTTTTACGAAGGCCTGGTCCATGTAAATACACTCAGAGATCGTGGATGGCAGACCGTATTTGAAGTGGAGTGCGAGAACGGAATAATGATGCCAAGCAAAGTGATTATAAATTTTATGGATAAAAATATTTTGATTCTTTGATACTTGAACTTAGAAATAAAATCCCAGTCCACACTCCGCATGGATATGGAGATGCAATGTTTATCATTGATTATGGGCTTGAGATAAATAGCGTGTGGGTTGTGCGACTTAGTGGCGGAGAGGTTAAGCATTACTATTCAGATGATATAAGGATGTACGACAACCCTATGAACGGAAATAAATTTGATATTGAAATACCTAAAACTTGGAAAAAATGAGAGAAGCAGAATTGCAAAAGAAGATCGTTGATAGACTGAATAGACATGGTTGGAGTTGTATAAAGCTCATCCAAACCAACATGAATGGCATACCAGACCTAATGTGCATACGAAAAGGAGTGGTCATGTTCCTAGAAGTAAAAACGGAGAAAGGAGTAGTTGCACCACTTCAAGAAAAAAGAATAGCTGATCTGAATAAGCACGGAGTATTTGCAAGAATAGTGAGATCACTGGATGATATTGATATTTACTGTTATAAGAATATTTAAAATGTACTATGAATTATCTCGAACTAGGACTAAACGTAATTGCTATAAATGAAAACAAAGCAGCCATCTTTCCTTGGAAAGTTTACCAAACGCAGAAAATTACACAAGCGGAGCTTGATGTACAAATGGCCGACCCTAGAGCCAAAGGAGTGGCAATTATTTGTGGCTCTGTATCTGGAGGCTTGGAGGTTATCGACATTGACACAAAATACCAGACCTACGAGCTTTGGGATGAAATTAGAAGAAGAATCCGACAAGAGCTTTATGATAAATTGCATATTGTCAAAACTAGAAGCGGAGGGTATCACCTCTACTATAAATGTGAGGAGATTGAGGGGAATCAAAAGTTGGCAAGTAGGCTACCAACAAATGATGAGTTTAAAAGCAACCCTCATATCAAATCCTACTGTGTCATTGAGACACGCGGTGAGGCTGGTTATGTTGCGGCACCGCCTTCGAGTGGTTACCAGGTCTTGCAAGAAGGCATCAATATTATTACAATCGAGGAGCGGCAAGAGCTACTCACGCTTATGCGATCCTTCAATGAAGTTGTCGAAGAACATATCATTGAAGCTCATCACAAGCCTTCTGCTAAAGAGTATGGACTTTCGCCATTTGATGACTATAATAACAGAGTGGACTTCACTGCGCTCATGGAAGAGTGCGGCTGGCAAAAGGTTAAAAATGGAGGCAATAGAATTTACTACCTCAGACCAGGGTCGGCAAGTGAGCATAGTGGGTCATATAATACCGAGATGGGATTATTTTCCGTATTCTCAACAAATACGCCATTTCAAGTTGGTAGGGGTTATAAGCCAGCAGCAGTGTATGCCATCCTTAAATGCAACGCGGACTTCAAGATGGCGGCCAGAGCTTTACTTGAAGCGGGGTATGGAGAGCGAAAGCAAAACTTCGGAAGCAAATTAGAAAAAGAGATATACGAGAAAAAGCGCAATGGGGTTAGTGGGGATGAGTTGGTTAGTTTTCTTGTAAAAAGGCATGATAAGAGCGTATCGGAAGCAAACGAAATAATCGAAACACTTGACAAGGAATACGGTCCAGAGATTAAAGAGTTTTGGGAGACCAAAGAAAAGAACGGTATTGTAACGCCCGTTATACAACTGGATAAGCTAGAAAGATTTCTACACGAGAAAGGTGGGTTTAGCTTGTACTTTTATGATCCTAATTCTGTAATATATAGGCTTATTCGCATACAAGATGGCATGGTTGAAGAGAGTTCAACTGAGCAAATAAAGAAATTCATCAAGGGGTTTATCAATAGGTTGCCTAGTTCGTTTGACATGGGGCTTGATCCACAAATGCTAATGGAAACGATTTATAAAGGGTCGAACACATACTTCTCGGATAATTTCTTTGAGTTCTTTGATAGGGCAAAGATTGAGTTTTTGGAAGATACAAAAGAGGTGTGCTATTTCCCGTTCACCAATGGGGTTGTAAGGGTTACTAAAGATGGCATGAAGCTCATGAACTACGGAGAGGTTGGTAAGGTGATTTGGAAGTCGCAAGTGCTAGATCATAAGATATATATAGAGGATGACTTTAAGATTGAGAACTGCGAGTATTTTAAGTTTTTGGATAAGATAAGTGGAGGAGATAATGCGAAGCTAGTTTATTGCCTATCGCTGATTGGCTATCTATTGCATAAATATAAAGACCCCGCTAGGCCGTTTGCGGTGATCCTAGCCGAGGAGACCGAGAATGAGGCCAAAGGTGGGGGAACTGGTAAGGGGATTTTTGTAAAGGCATTGGGGTATATCAATAACCTAGTGGTAGTAGATGGCAAGAATTTTAAGATAGATAAGAACTTTGCTTTCCAAAGGGTTGATTTGGACACTAGGCTAATAGCCATTGAGGACACGCGTAAGAACGTTGATTTTGAGGGTTTTTACTCGATCATTACGGAAGGTATAACGGTCGAGAAAAAGAACAAGGATGAATTGCGGATCCCTTATAAGGACTCTCCTAAGGTGATTTTTACTACTAATTACACTATACCTAACTCGGGGAACCATGCGAAGCGTAGGCAAAAGATATTTGAATTTGCGCCTTACTTTTCACCTAAGCATACCCCAGAGGATGAGTTCGGGCATAAGCTATTTGATGATTGGGACAAGGATGAGTGGAATAGGTTTTTTAATTTGATGTTTCACTGCGTATCAGATTATATGGAAAATGGGGTTACTGAAATGCCTATGAGTGAGAGTTTAAGCAGGAAGCAAATAAGGGTTCAGTTCGGGGAGGAGTTTCTAGATTATTTTATGAGCCTGGAGGGCGAGAGTGGGTTGACCATTACTTTGGAAAGACTCTATAATGATTACCTAACTTTTACGGGTTACGATAAGAAAGATTACTCGTTAAAAAGGTTTAATAAGGCGATTGAAGAGACGTGTGGGATTTTAAAAATGGACTACAAAGTGGTGAGAGATAGGGGTCAAAACAATAAAAAATGTTACGTTATTAACTTTAAGAATGATTTGTCTAATGATTTATTTTAGTGTAGTGAAGTTTTTGTCTAAATAATGTAGTCCATTTTGGCAAAATGTAGCGCAAATGTAGCGCAAATGTAGCGCAGATGTCGTTGATAATCAGTCTTGTAGTCCATGTAGTCCATTTTTTTAATATTTTAGCCAGGGGGTATTTATTTTTATATTTTTTAATAGGGTGGGGTATATAGAGAATTGAGGGAAATTGGGAAAATGGTCTAGCCAAATAATCTGAAAGATTTTTGGCGCGTTTGGTTTAGGATTTTTGGGGCGGGAGTTTTTGGGGTTTTTGTTGCGGAAAGTTTTTGGTGGGCTTGAGGGTTTTTGGCGGTTGGGGGTTTTTGGAGTTTTTGTCATTATTAAACTTTAAATATAAACTATGGAATTGGTAAACGTTTTGGAAGGGGTATGCTTTGTCATGGGTCAAGATATTAACCGCGTAAAAACAAAGGGGCGTTTTCGGGAGCTTGTTGTATGTCGTCATCTGTTTTACTATTTAAGCAAATATTACTACGGGGCAACGCTTAAGCAAATTGGCCAGTTAACCAATACCGACCACACTAGCGTCATTCATGGCATAAATGTCATAAATGATCTGTTAAGCATTAAGGACGAAAATATCCAAAATGCCTTACGATCAATTCAAGAGTATATCTCAACCCGTTACATGATTGATAAAAGGATATCAGTTTTCGTGCCTTATGATGTTAATTTGTCCGAATTGGCCGAATTGCTACAAAATACCTATCGTTGCCGTGTTATCTTGTAAGCGATTGGTGCTTTGCGTACATTGCCACGCAATAAAGCACAAAAGGGATATTTTTTGGGTTCTCCCATTGTGCAAAGGATATTGCGAGGGCATTGTGGTGCATTTCTAGCCAATTGTAGAGCTTTTCGATATCTTCCAATGGTATCATATTGGTTAATACGCAAAAGGGCTAAAATAGCCCTTAAAATGCGTTTCGGGGCATTACCCCTCATCAGTTAACCTCCAAAATATTCATAAAGTGAATTGATTTGCATTGCGTTTGAGTCGATTTGTGGTTTATTGTTGATTTTATTAACCCTTTCTTTTGCTTCATTGTAATACAAAATGGCTTCTTTTTCAATTAATGGCAATTTAAAAACAGAACATATTAAATTTATTTGATCTATTTGCCTCAAAGCATCATCGAAATGGAAAGTACTTTTCCTTGCTTTACTTTGTGATTTAAGCGTTGAAATTACTTTATCTTTCATTCTTTTAATAGTAAATGGCAAATTATCAGTTTTGAAATAATCATTTCTGTGCATTCCAGGGCTGTAGAAGTACCTTTCAAAAGGTATAACAAAGCAATAAAAGCCTTCTGGAATTACACTTAATGCAATGGCTAAATGTTTGCGTGTAGTCATTGAATAGTAATTATCATTTACAAAAATTACTTGTTGGCCGTTTGGTGCTTCAACAAATTTTGCTAGCTCAAAATGTTCGCCGTAACTGTAAAGTGTTTGATCTTTGAAAAACATTGAAGGGCCTTTGCCAGTGTATTGAGTTTGAGTAGCCCACATTTTAGCAAGTTGCAAGTTGGAGTTAAATACTGTTTTCATTTTTAATTGGTTTATTTATTTACAAAAAGGATCTTGTAATTGTCCGAGTATAATACCCGCGCAAATAAGCGCGATAATTAGGTATAAAAGCTGCTTATTAATTTTCATTTGATACCTCCTCTTCTACAATGTTTTCTGCTATTTCGTACCAGTTAACATCTGAAATGAATGTCAAAGCATATGAAAGGGTAAAATCACTGCAAGCTTCCATACTCAAACTTTCTTCAACATATTCCTTCAACATTTTAGAAAGTTCGTAACTATCTTTTTCATACTCAAAAGGGTTGTAACTGTCGAACCACTCAAGAGCAATTCTCCATGTAGCGTAATTTGTCCAGCCGTTGTAATTTGTGTTAGTCATTGTTTAGAAGTTTAAATAGTTAGTAATAAAAATGATTAAATAAAAAGCAGCTGCAATTGCAAGCGGTAAAATGTTTGAGGCGGTAAAGTGTTTCATGTTGTTTGGTTTGTTTACACAAATATACTAACATTTTTAACTAAACAAAATATTTTGAATGTTTTTTTTATTAACAAAGTTATTCACATAATGTATAATCGCGTCTAGAATATAGCAAAAAAGGGTAGTAAATTGTTTGGTATAATGAGGCGAAAAGGGTTCTACATAAAAAAAGGTAAGGAAGGATCAGTGTATATACACTTGTATGTAGCTGATTTTCAACAATATATTAAAGATCTAGAAGGCCAAGATGGTTGGGTAACCCTTAGAATGTTTGAGCGTGAACAACCAGACGAGAAAGGACACACACATAATCTTGAGGCGATAAAACTAAATAAAAGCGCAAATGATTGACACGATTAGCCAAGCACAAATCAAGGACGGACAAGTAAAGATCAGCCGTAAAACTGGTAAACCAGTGCAGAAACATGGAGGATGGCGACCCAATTCGGGACGCAAAAGACGAATGGAAGAGGAGGAAATAATTGCACGCCTCGAACCAATGGCCGAGACTGCATTTCGTGTACTCCATGAGAAACTAGCTCAAGGTGATGCAAGGGCATTGCAACTATATATGCAGTACTTCATCGGGCTTCCAACACAGAAAATTGAAAGCAAGATCGAAGGCCAACTTAACCAAGTACAAATTGAGGTGATTAAACCTAACGTACAAGCCCTTGAGGACGCGCAAAATTAAATTTGAGGCGGGCGGCTGGCGAGCGTGGGGATAGGGTTTTTTTGGGCCGTTTCTGTGCGTCTCATTGGGGTTTTTTTGCGGCCACTAATGGGGGGGACTTAAACTTTTCCCGAGGGGGCAGGGCAGGGGGCAAAGCCGAAATCTGGTAGCACTAAAACACTTGTCTAGATAAAAACCACATACACTAATGACCCCACTTTTATACCTACTTTTTCAACCCACACACTAAACTCAAATTTTTAGAAAATCACTAAAACTATGGACGCAAAACTTCAGACTAATAAGATCTTTGAAATATTGCAGGACTCAAAAAAGCGCATTACGGTCATGCAGGGAGGTTCCCGTAGTGGTAAGACTTACAATATCCTTATTTGGTTTATTGTAAAGCTACTTCAAGAGAATGGTAAGACATTAACGATAGTGAGGCAATCTCTCCCAAGTATAAAAGGTTCAGTCCTACGCGACTTTGTGGACATACTTTCGAGATTAGGAATTTATTCTGAAGATAATCACAATAAGACAGAGCAAATATACCAGCTTAATGGTAACGTGGTCGAGTTCGTTAGTGCTGATCAACCACAAAAGATTCGAGGTAGGGCTAGAACCTATTTATTTTGCAATGAGGCCAATGAACTTAGCTACGAAGCATGGATGCAACTTATCATGCGTACAGAAGGTAAGATAGTGATTGACTACAACCCATCGGACATCTCCTCATGGATTTACGATGATGTGATTCCAAGAGACGATGCTGATTTTTATATTACTACTTTTAAAGACAATCCTTTTCTACCAAAAGAACTGGTTGACGAATTAGAGAGGTTAAAAGATGCAGACCCTAACTATTGGCAAATCTATGGCCTTGGTGAACGTGGATTGAGCCAAGACCTAATTTACCTTCATTACCGAACAACGGAAACAATGCCAGAGGGTGAGACGGTGTATGGATTAGACTTTGGATTTAACGTACCAAGTGCAATGGTGAAGGTTGTATTTTATGAAAATGCGGCGTATGTACAAGAGTTGATATACGAAACCAAACTTACTACAAATGACTTAGTGGAAAAAATTGTAGCTTTGGGCATAGATAAGTTCGATGAAATTTATTGCGATGCCGCAGAGCCAAAAACTATTGAAGAGTTGGTAAGACAAGGACTAAATGCGAAGCCAGCTAATAAGGATGTACTTGAGGGAATACGTTCCGTTAAGGCTACTCCACTATACATTCATCAAGATTCCGTAAATTTACTTAAAGAGGTAAAAAATTACCGTTGGAAAACGGATAGGAATGGTAATAAACTTGATCAACCAGTTAAGTTCAATGACCACATTAGTGATGCTATGAGATATGCAATATTTTCTAAATTAACAATCCCAAGTGTTACTTGGGGAGCAATATAACAACATGGGATTATTTGATATTTTCAAAAAGAAGGGCATCAATCCTTATCCGACAAGTGTAGTGCAAATGGTCGGAATCAATAGCTCGGTAATACAAGATTATACTGGAATAGAGTACGTAAACCAAGGTTATCTTGGCAATGCGGATGTTTATTCCATTGTAAGTTTTCTTGCGCGCAAGAGCGCGTCTATTCCTTGGTATGTTTATAAACTAAACCCAGGAGAGAAAGCAAGAACACAACTCATGCGCTATAAGCAACTCGTAAAAGGAGTTTCAAATCGTGGTGCGTTTGAGCAAGCTATTATTGCACGTAAAAACGCATACAGTGAAAACATTGTTCTTGGTACACCCTTAGCACGTCTACTCGAACAACCTAACTCTTATCAATCGCAAGATCAATTCTTCGAAAATTTATTTGGTTATAGATATTTAAGTGGTGAGGGAAACATTTATGGCAATGATGGTAAAATAGGTGGCACATTTAGTGAGCTTAATATTTTGCCTACTCAGTTCCTAGAGATTTATCCCGATCCGAAAGATGTGTATGCAATTGCTGGATATAAGTTGCAAATTGGTGCTGGCGTTGATCTACCGAAAGAGCAAGTGATGATGTGGAGAAGCTGGAACCCAGACTTCGATGCAACACGCAGAACACATCTTCGTGGATTATCTCCACTTCGTGCAGCATATAAAACGCTTCGCATGAGTAACAATGCTGCGGATGCAAGTGCAACAATGACTGGCAATGGTGGAGCGAAAGGAGCAATTACTCCAAAGCCACTTGGTAACATCGTGCCATCATTTACAATCGATCAAGCGAACGATATTAAACGTGCGGTGAATGAGAATCTAAACGGAATAGATAACAAGGGAAGAGTAGCAGTGCTGCAAACTCCTTGGGATTATTTAAATTTTGGACTTTCTAGTGTTGACATGGAGCTGGTGAACACACTCAGAATGAGTATGCACCAGTGGTGTAGAGTTTTCGGGCTTCCAGCAGTGCTTTTCGATGTTGACACATCAAGCTATAACAATTACCAAAACGCAATGCGTGATCTCATCACAAACACTATTATTCCAATGTGTTGCCAACTGCGTGATGAGTTAAATAAATTTTTGGTGCCTAGATACGGAGAGGATTATTTTATCGATTTCGATATTACGGCACTCCCAGAGATGCAGCAAGACATGGAGAGAATGGTTCGTTCACTTCGTGATGCCAATTGGTTAACAATGGATGAAAAGCGTGTTGCAATGAACTACCAAGAAAGAGAAGGCGCATTTGAGTATGCTTATATCAATAGCGGCTTAATTCCTATTGAGCAAGCAGTGATGGACTTAACGGTACCCCCAAGCGAAGAAGATGGCATGGACAACGGATCAGATAACATCGCAAACAACAGACGAGGAGATAATGAGGATAGTGATGACGAAATATCCCAAGCAGAAGAGCGAGCAGCAATGCGCAGTAGAGAAGAGGATGATGATGTCATTGAGGACAGCATATAAACAAAAGTGCATCGATGAACGCGAAGCAAAGAAGCGAATATTGGGTGAAGTTTGAAAGGATGCGTAGGCAGCTCGATGCAAAATATAGTTCTTTATTTAAGAAGGCAATTAGCAAGGACCTAGAGAAGGTAGCAAGTGATGTGAGGCTTTATGGTACTGGTGCGGCGCAAACGCTGATGGGTGCTTACGCTTGGAATGATGAGATGATGAAAATAATGATGCAGCTTTATAGAGAAGCGGCGGTTATGTTTGGAAACGCATCATTTAGAGCAGTGAGAAACATGAGTCAGAAAGCAGCCAATCCATTTGGCTTAAATGATGACTTCATTACTACCATCATGCAATTTTTGGCGCAGTATGGCTTTATGCTTGTCGCAGATATTACGCAGACAACAAAAAAGCAATTACTAGCCATAATTGGCAAAGGCGTTGCAGAGGGACTTGGTATAGATGAGATCAGTCGGCAAATCGTACAAAGTGATGAGCTAGGATATGCAATGATGAGAGCAAGAAGGATAGCAAGGACTGAAGTGATGCGTGCAAGTAACTATGCCGCAATGGAAGGCGCAAAATTGCATAACTTTGAAGTAGATAAGGTTTGGATAGCTAGTAGAGATATAAGAACTCGTAGGATTCCAAGAAACTCTTACGATCATTTTCACATGGATGGTGCAACAGTTCCTTTTAATGAGCCGTTCACATCCACTGGTAAAAAAGGAGATACGGTGCTAGCTGCGCAACCTGGAGACCCAACTGCCCCAGCAGGGTTTACAATCAATTGTCGATGTACAGTTGGTTTTGTACCGAAAAGGGATGAGAACGGAAGATTAATAATGAAAAGATAATTATGCCAATATACGCTTGTTCAAACGGCAAATATAGGATCGGAGACGGAGAATGTATGTACACTTCACGTGATAGTGCGGAGCGTGCGTATGCTGCTTATCTTGCGCAAGAGGGCGAGAAAAGTTTGGAGCTGAAAGAGGAAACATACAACGACTATCCAGAAGCAGCTACGAACAATGCTAAAAGAGCATTAAAGTGGAAAGAGGAGAATGGCAGTGATTGCGGAACATCCGTAGGTTGGACAAGAGCAAATCAATTAGCAAGTCGTGAGAAAATATCTCGTGATACCATTGCTAGAATGGCATCATTTAAAAGGCATCAACAAAACAAAGATGTGCCTTATTCAGAGGGTTGCGGTGGGTTAATGTGGGACGCTTGGGGCGGTGATGCGGGCATTAATTGGGCAATTCGTAAATTAGAGCAAATAGACAATAGAAAAAGCATGATATACAATTACAAATCATTTAACCTAGAGGTTAAAGATGTTGATACTAAGCAAGGAGTTGTAACTGGTTATTTTTCCGCATTTGGCAACGTAGATAGCGATGGCGATATAATGATGCCAGGCGCATTTAAAAGATCAATCCAAGATTGGGGACCAGAAGGAAAGGGTAGAATTAAGCATCTACTTAATCACGATCCATCTAAGCCACTTGGTAAAATACAAGTATTGAAAGAGGACGAGTACGGACTTTATTATGAGAGTAAGGTTGGTAAACACAATCTTGGTCAAGATTATATTAAGATGATTGAGAGTGGGCTTATTGCTGAACACTCAATCGGCTTTAAAACACTTAGAGAGCAAAAAAGTGGAGAAGCAAACCAAATCCATGAAGTAATGCTTTTTGAAGGATCAAGCCTTACTGCATGGGGAGCTAACGAAGCAACTCCATTACTAGGCATGAAAAATATGAATAACATTGAACAAATACAAGATCAAATCAAATCTTTTGAGAAATTCATTCGCAACAGTGATGTAACGGATGAGACAATCGATTTGTGTATGTTAAAAGTGAAACAACTCGCAGAACTGATTGAACGTATGAGTAGCACAAAGGCAGTTGATGAAACACCTTTGCAGCAAAAAGAAGAAGAGGTTCCAGTTGAGTCTTTAATAAATATTATAAACAAATTTTAAATTAACAAAATGAGCGACATTAAAACATTTGAAGCTGCTCTCGAAGCCAAAATGGCCGAGCAGAAAGCTGAAGTTGCTGCTGCTACCGAGAAGGCTGCTAAGTCTTTCGAAAGCAAAGTTGAGGCTATCAACGAGCAACTTGCAAAAAACAACAAGACAATTGCTGAAGCAAGAGAAGAAGTTCTCGCTGCTAAAGCTGCATTTGGTAAAATTGGTGCTGCTGAGACTAAGAAAGTTGCACAATCTTACAACGAGCATATTGCTGAGATCAAATCTGCAATCGGTGAAGCTATCGTAAAAGGTTACGATTCAATCAAAGAAGCAGTTAGATCAAACGGTAAAGGTTTCAATTTCGAATTGGACCTTAAAGTTGTTGGAACAATGACTGAAGGCGCTGGCGGTAACCTTACTGGTAACCCTTATGTTTCTTACATTAATTCTCCAGCTCTCCGCGCTTTTGTAAACCCACACCTCAGAAGCGTATTCAACATCATCCCAGTTTCAACTGGTTCAGTATCTTTCCCTCGTGGAAACACTCCAGTTGGTGAAGGTTCTTTCGGTAAGCAAACTGAAGGTTCAGCTAAAGCACAATTGGATTACGATGTAACCGTAGTTAACAAAGTGTTGCAATTCATCGCTGGTTATGTAAAGGTATCTCGCCAAATGGTTGACGATCTTCCTTTCTTGAACGCGTATTTGCAGCAATCTTTGATCGAAGATTTCCAAAGAGCAGAAGATACATATTACTTGAACGACCTCGCTTCTAGCGCAACTGCTGGTGTATCTAGTGGTGCTAACACTGCTGAGAAGTTCGTAGATTATGTTGCTCAGTTGGGTTCTGCTAACTGGAACGCAAACCTTATCTTGACCACACACGCTGGTTGGGCTAACGTTTTGAAAACCGTTCCTTCTGGTGGTTCTTATTCTGTTCCTGGTGGTATCACTATCGATGCTCAAGGTAACATCAGAATGATGGGTATTCCAGTTGTTCCTCATAGCTTGGTTACTGCGTCTAAGGCTTATGTTCTTGACACAACTAAGTTCTCTATTGCTCAACAGAGCGGACTTGCAGTTCGTTCAACTGAATTCGATCAAGATGATTTCATCAAAAACTTGATCACTTTCCGTTGCGAAGCTCGTTGCGATTTGATGCAATTCCAGCCTTCAGCTTGTATCTATGGTGCAATCTAAGGTTTATTCATCTTAAATATTGGGAGACCCGTAAGTCTCCCTTTTTTTTACTATGGAAATAAAAATACTTACAACTCTAAACGCATCCGATAGGCTTACTCAAGCAAAAAGAGAAGTTTCCAAATTAGGATATAATGCTGAGGCCTATTATGCTATAAAGCACGAGGATGCCAAAATTAGCTTTAACTTGTCAATGAAAGACATTGTGAGCAACTGCGAAGCAGATGTGCTTATGATGTTTGAGGATGATGTTGAGATAAGAAATTGCGATCATTTTCACGCAGCAATTTCACAACTCCCTAGCGATTGGGAGCTTTGTTATTTAGGGGCCAATATCATTGGCGAATATTTTAGATATAGTGATAATCTATTTAAAGTAAACGGAGCTTGGACAACCCATGCCGTATTATACAACAATCCGAAAAAATTATGTGAAAGCTATAATGACATGACTCATCAATTTGATGATTGGCTTTTACAATATATACAACCACAAATGAAAAGTTTTATCATCTCTCCGATGATAGCTTGGCAAAAACCACATTACTCTCCACTATGGAATCATCATGCAGATTATACAAATATCTTTGATGGCTCCGCAAATAAAATACTATGAATATTGTAGCTTCGATACATCTTTATCCTCCTCAGCATAATTGCGGTGCAGAATGGATGATACATCATATTCACAAACATTTGCAAAGCAAAGGACATAATATAAGAGTGCTTTTGCATCAAGCAAATAAATATCGAATTAAAAATAATTATGTTTTTGATGGCATTGATGTTTTTCCGCCAAGTGAGAACGTAGTTGACAATTTAATGCGTTGGAGCGATGCAGTTATAACCCATTTGGACTATACAAGATGGACAATAGGAGCTGCTAAACTTTATAAAAAACCAGTTTTTCATCTTATTCATAATAGCCATCCTTACCCCGAAATCATTAATGCAGAACGCAATCAACACGTTGTGTATAACTCTTTATGGCTAAAAGAGAAATTAAATTACAAATGGGATAACTTTATACTGACGCCTCCCGTTGACTATCGGATTTATGACCTTAAGATTGACCCAGCGAAGAACGAATACATTACTCTGATTAACACCAACGAGAACAAAGGAGGTAAGATTTTTGAAGAGATTGCTCGTGCATTGCCAAATAAGCGGTTTTTAGGCGTTTTGGGGAGCTATGATCAACAAATGACATCTAGCCTTCCAAATCTAAAATTAGTGCCTAATACGCCCGATATTGCGCAATACTACAAGCAAACAAGGATACTATTAATGCCGAGTGATTATGAGAGTTGGGGCAGAACGGCAACCGAGGCTTATTGCTCTGGGATTCCAGTTATAAGCACAATGGCCGAAGGGTTGGTTGAGAACTGTGGGAAAGCGGGCATATTTATAAAGGATAGGAATGATATTAAAAGCTGGGTTAAGGCAATTACTGAACTGGATGACGCCAAAAAATATAGTGAGGCATCCAAAAAAGCAAAAGAGAGATCAAGAGAGCATGACCCGCGAAAAGCGCTTGATGAATTTGAGGCCTGGTTCAGAGAAATGGTTAATAAATATAAGTAAGTATGGCGATATATATAAACGGAACGGCGATCTTAGCTGATGGGGTCGTTGAACCAGTGAGCTTAACTGACGCAAAGAATTGGAT